TCTAAAGTTCTGGAAGCAGGAGTGACACCAGCATTAGTGTCAGTTTTTTGAGTAGTTACGTTTCTACCCTTACCAGTATCAATATCATCTTGAGTAATTTTATACTTTAAATATACACGCTCAACTCCATCATAAACTCGTTCATTGAAAAGTTGAATAGTATCATCAATTAGATCTTCTACTTGATCATCATCAACATTTATTTCAATAACTGGTTTACCTAATTTACGGAGAGAATACTCCTTTAGTTCAGTCCTGCTGTTTGGTTTTGCCATTATTTTGCTTTACTGGTGGGTTGTCATCAAAATTTCCACCGTCACTGGATTCATTCTGTTGCATTTGTTCAATCATAGATGTTAGAGTCATAACCTTGGACTCTAACAACATATTTTGTTGAGTCAACTGATTAATTCTATTGTTCATTACTTGCATTAAATTGTTCGCTTCTTCAGGAGACATAATTACCTCATAATTTTAATTATTTATCAGAATGATCCGCCATCAAGTGTGTCAGACCAGATAGGAACACCACTTGCATTAACAGTTAAGAATGCATTGGAACTACCAACCATGATTGGATCATTATTAGCATCAACTGCACCACTATTAATTTTAAAGAATGAAGCAGCAGTGTTACCAGCAACTGTTCTTGTTAATTCAAGACTTGCGTTGAAATATGGAACACCAAGATTAATACCATCATCAAGTTTTACAGTCTTAAACTGTGCTTTACCAGCAGTACCAACAAATAGGTTTGAGTTATTCGTTGCGTCTGGGAGGAAAGTAAAGTATTCAGTACTATCATCATAACCAAAGAAACCTACTTTAGATGCATTTGACTTTAGATACTTAAACTGAATACCACGATCTAGATTATCATCAGATGCTTGACTAATAGTTACTTTAGTTTCTGCATCGACACTAGAAGACAAAGGATTTGTCGATGCGTTAGTTAGTGTAAGTGTTGTAGTTTTAAATACTTTAGTATCTACTAAAGTTAGAGTTGCAAGCGCACCTGCACCTGGAGTACCACTACCTACGGATGATAAAGATTTTCCGTTATAAAAATCATCTCCTCTGGTAGAAATATTAGAAGCAAGATCAATAGTAACTGTATCCGCAGTTTTACTGACAAAATCACCAAGTAGTGAGAATGAAGTACCATCATAAAGATAGATATCAGCACCAGCAGATGGGTTACCTGATAATGGAGTACTAGCAGTATTAAACTCAATACGAATATTACCAACTACAGTTGAAGAATTAATATTGGTTCCAGTAATTGTTGCACTTTCCACAACACCGGATGGATTATCAATTTCTAATAGTTGAGGATTTGCTACCGCAGCAGAAGTTTTAACTGTTTTTTCTGTTACCGTATCACCAATCGTAAAGACTGGATCATTAACGGCCATTTCAGTTGAGTTAACTGTAGTTGTTGTGCCAGCAACTTGGAGATTACCACGGATGATAACATCACCACCAGCATCTCCTGCATCTGGGAATGGGTCGATAATTAGTTCGGTAGCTGCATTACTATCAGTGGAAATTGTATTTCCTTTAATTCTAATATTTCCAAGATCAAGAGTAGTACTTGCAGTACCCATATTGATTGCAGTTGCAGCACCAAATGCATTAACTGTGGTAGCAGTCGTATTAAATACGTTTTGGATTTCTTGAGTACCAACTAAAGTTTTAGAACGTAAAGTTGTAGTATAATCACCAGATTTACCAATAGTAATTGACTCTGCAGCACCAAATGCATTAACTGTGGTAGCAGTCGTATTAAATACGTTTTGAGTTGTTTGAGTACCAACTAAAGTTTTAGAACCTAGAGTAGTGGTATGAGCACCAGATTTACCAATAGTAATTGTTTCGCCAGCACCAGCAAAATTAACTATTGATGCATTTGTATTGATAAGATTAAATGTCGTTGCGCTGGTTATAATATCACCACCGTTTACATTTAAATCATTGTCAATTGTGACATCAGCAGTACCAAATGTAATTAACTCACTAGTATTTGTTGTTGTAATGTCAAAGTAGGAATTTGAACCTTCTTTGATAGTAAAAGCATTTGCAGTATTATCTTCAATTACATTATCAATAGAAGTAATATTATTACCTAAAGTTAACTTTTCACTATTATTAGTAGTGGTGACATCGATATAATTATTTGATCCCTCTTTTACTAGGAAAGCGTTTGCAACATTGTCTTTAATACCAAAAGTTGTAGCATTTACAAATGTAACGTTACCAGTTAATGATACGTTACCAGACGCATCAACATCAAATTTTGTAGCACCACCAACAGAAAGTTTGAGTAGTCTTGATGCACTATCAGATTTTGTATTTGTTACATTAAATAAAATACCGTTAAATACATTGTTTTCTTCATTCCAAGTAGAATCAATATTGAGTACAGTATCCGCATTAGTTAACTCTGGTGTTGTAATATCAAGAGCACCAGAGAATGAATCAACTACGAATCTATCTGTTGTACCATCATCAATTTTAAAGAAATTAGTATTATGAGTAGCAGCACCTGCAAAAATATAATCTCCAGTACCACTGGTATCAAAATTTAAATCACCATTACTATTAGTAGAAGAAAATGTATTTCCATTTAGAGTAATATTATCTACATTTAATACATCAATTTTGCTAGCTGAGTCAATAATTAATGCTGAGTTAGCAGTTAATGTACCATGACCATGATCTAACAGGTCTGTAAAATACTTACCACCAATTATATCAATTGAAGTTGCATCTCCAGTAGCAGCAACCCCTCTACCATAGTATAATTTACCGCCAGAGGCAACATTACTATTGGCGACGGCATCGGTATAAGTAGAAGTACCTTCAGCGTATGCTAATTCTGATGGTTTTAGTGTTGATGGTGTTTGCGTTGTTGCTGCGCTGGATCTTTTGATCCTTAATACTGTTGACATTGTTGTTACCTATGATGGATTTAAAAGTTTCCGCAATTAACTGAGAGACCGGATTTTTGGAGAACATTTTCTGCTATCCAAGTATTACTCGCTGCGTCATACTGTAAAACCGCGCCATCAGTAGCATTGTTAAAATTCACGTCAGAAAGATTTGTTAGTGTATTAACGCCTCCAGATGTGACTTTGATTACTTGAGGTTGATTTGATACTGTAACTCTGGTATTCATGTTACGTTGTTACTCCTGGGTTTATAGTTACTAAACCTTCTATGACTCTGGTTTTATTTCCACCAGCCGATGTAATCACAACATCATACAAATATCTTCCCTCTGCGAGAGTTGATGTGTTAACTGCTGTTAAAGCTAACGTTACAGTTCCTGCAGCATTTACAGAAACTGTAAATGGAGTTGATGTAGAACTATAGTATGATTTTTTAATTTTAGCCGCGCCGGTGTATCCAGTCAAATCCCAAGCCGTATTGAAATCATCGAAGATTCCAATATCTGCAGAAAAATCTGCCCCTTGGTCAATATAAAGATTGTGAACAGCCGCCATAGGAGTTTACCACTTGTTTTTATTTATATGATCTCCTTAATATTTATCTATTAGTTAAATTTAACAGGAGAGATTTAATCTCACTTATTTCATCTTTAATATTTTTCATATCAGTTTCCATAGAATCCATTCGATCATTCTTCATCTTACGGATCCTATAGTTATTCATGTACTCTTCATAATCCTGTCTACTGTTGTTTATTACAGCATTAGACTTTGGATCTCTTATTAGGTCTGGGTGACCATCAACTTTTAATTTATTCATCAAATTGCCAATGCCATTGATCTAAAGTTTTTAATTTTAATAATATTACTCATATCAGGTCCTATCATAACTACTTTAATACTAAATTCCTCAAACTCTTCTATATTTTTAAGTTCATAATCAAATGCACGATATTGACTACTTGTTTCGGAAGCCGGATATGAAATTGCAGGTATCTCAATGTAGTTCATATCATCAAATAAACCTGGTTGGCCAAGTCCTTTCACTTTAGCAAAAACTTTTATATCATTTCCACCAACTCTAATAGCATCAAATAGTACTTTTATTGAAGTTGATTCATTTTCCAATATAACTTTTTTAGTAATATAAGAAGAATGTTTTCCACCAGATGGTAATAACTCAGATGTAATATCAAGAACTCCATTGGAATCTATTTCTTTACTTAATCTATTTGAGATAGTAGTAATAGAAGATGACTGAAGATCTAATACAGGACTTAGGAAATCATTTGTAGTTGATAAATTAATTACTGTATCTAAAGTGCTTGTAACACCAGATTTATATGTAGAGTTGTTTATTGGAGACAACACAAGTCTTGGATCTGATAATATATTTTCAACATTATTTTCAATAGATTCTTGATCTTTTGTTACAAAAGATGGTTGTAAAGTTGAATTATTGAGACTTGAGCCAGTAACAGATTTTATAGTAACTTGAGAAATAGTATCTTGTGGAACTAGTGAAGAAATATTTGGGGTAATAGCTTCATATGGAATGTTTCTCGATGCACGAACATCATTACCACCAGATCTCTTGGATGAATTAGCAGAAGAAGTAACATTTACTTCATATTCGTCCAAACTAATTACCCGTGAAATTGATAAATTAGAATTAATTTCATTCAAGGGAATTCCATTTAATTGGAAACATTCAACAATAGTATCTACAGTATGAACTGTAGCAGTAGTTCCAAAAGAACCTCTAACAAGACCAGAAAGTTTATTATTTGATATACTATTATACGAAATAATCTCATCATCAATTTTTACATAACCAGGATTACCTCCATTTACCGCACCATTGTTTATAATTGACCATCCTTCTGCAGTAGAAAGATTGATTGTATTTGTTGCAATATCACTTAATGTAATTTCAGATGATCCTGTCGTCAACTCGTTAACTAGTAGAGCAGGAGATGTATCAGATTGAACACCAGTTATAGTAACTTTATTCGTGGACTGGAGCATACCATGATTTGGTTGAGTAATTTTTATAGTGGTCGAACCATCAGTCATGTATATTGGGTTACCATTTAAAATTTGAGCAGGAATTTTTTTATTTTGCAAAATTGCAGAATAAGTTACACCAGTTTGGAATTTTGCTCTATTTAAGTTAAACTTAACATCTTCATATTGATCAGAAATCCAAGTAGATTGATTAGCTGATTTAAATACTACACCAACATGAGGTTGTCTATCAATTGTTGAACCAGAAGAAATATCCTGTTCTCCAACTCTAGATACCCATAGATTATATTTTTGTGAACTACTCTTGACCACAAAAGCATAATCATTGTTATCGGAAAGATATAAAGGATTGTTAAATGTAAATTTAGTAGCCGCTGATGCATCCGTTGATAGTAAAACATTAAATGCGCTAATAGTTTTTACAGATCCTGGTACTATATTAGAAGTTGGACTACCATTAACAACTGTCCTTAATTCAACTGTAACTGGTTCTACATCATCTTTAGTTAAGAAATATAATTCTAATGATGTAATAAAAACACCACCAGATTCTTCGATAACAAAAGATTGTGCTAATGGATCACCTCCGCCATTATTTGGCGGTGGTGGAGGAGGATCGGGTATAAATCTAGTTCGTGAATCACTTACAGAAGTAACTGATACCTGTGGTGTTTCTAATGTAGTCAGTGTAGCAGTTACATCAAGTTGAGTTCCTTGAGAATAGTACACGCCAGTAGCATAAGATCCTGTTAAATTTTTAACTTGTATATTAGATGGATCATCTGATAATTTAAATTCTAAATCTCCAGTTTCAAATTTTTCTGGAGGAAGAATTGCAAATGCTTCTAATGTTCCTTCTGCATTAGATATTAATCTATTTTTCTGTTGACCACCTGATAATACTTCGGATGATAGTCTGGTTTTAGCTTTAGAAGTTTGACCACTAATTATAAAATCAGTACCTATATTTAAAACTTGACTGTCACTATCCCAGTTTTCAATATTATCAATTACCAACATAGATGTAGCAGAAGTATATCCATTTAGAGCGGTATTAGTTTGACCACTGAGAAAATCTGATGTGGAGATTTCTGATGATGAAAGGAAAGTTCTTGGATCTTGTACGGTTGCCTCAAGATAACGATCTTCAAAATTTGGTTCTAACTGAATACAATATAAAGCACCACGATTAGTTATTGGTTTTGCTTTATATATTCTCACTTTTTCACCAACAGCAAATCTATTTGAATTTTGACTTACTAAATCTTTAAGTACTTTAGGATATACAAATCTCTTTGCATTTGTATCTCCAACAAACAAACCATGTTCTGTTTTTGGTTTTAATGCTTTTGCAGTAAAATTAACAATTTTAGATCTAGTGTATCTTAGATCAGTTACTTCATTAATAGTATCACCGGACTCAAGATCAACATCCAAACTACCAACTTCATATTGAGTTCCACCTCTGGTATCTGTTATGGTTCTTCCACCACTGACATTAGCAGTTCCACCACCACCACGATTCCAAGAGTCCCATACAATTCCACCAGGAACAACTAAATCAAATAATGTGGAAATACTATCGGTCAAATTAATATTTTGTCCCTCTACTATTTCTCTTTTCGTATCATACCAAATATCTTTTTTAGGTTCTAGTTCCATTTCTCCAATATAAGAGAACGATTCAAACGGAGTTACATTTTCAACTCTACTAGCATAAGGTTGTTTTGCATATGAAACTTCTGTATATGGAATTGTTACGTAATCGCCGGTTTTTTGAGATGTACTTGAAGAGGCACTAAATTCAAACCCAACATTATTTACATATGGATATGGTCTCACGCATCCGTTAATTACATCTATAGATGCACTGTAGTCATAATTTGCAGTGTCCGCTACATTAGTAGTTTTAAAATTATCTACAACAAAACCATTTTTAAATCTATTTTTACCGTCTTCATCGAGAACATTAAAATTATTTGTATTTGTTTCTAGTAATGTTAGTGAAGTATAATCTTCCACATTAGATAATCTTTGGTCTAGTTTTCCAATATCCCTCATTGTATATTGTCTATTATCTTCGACAATTACTTTTGCATCAAGAACAGATTTTAAGTATGGTGGTAATTGAATAGAACCCAATAACATTCCAATTGATGAATCTATTGTTGGTTTTGGATTTATAGAATTAGCACCTTCAACAATTTTTAAGTCACCATCTTTAGTAATATAGACACTATCATTTCTACCAAGATAACCATTTAAATCACATGAAAATATTGTTTCCGGTGAAGGGACAGGTTGGGATATGTATGAATGACTATAAACATTAAACACACTCAATCCACTCGTAGCTTCTGTGTATGGACTTGTAAGACTTCCGGTTTGTCCACCAACAATAGGTGAATTTGGAGTGTAGAATCTAAAATCTACTATATTTGCCATAGAAACAGCATTAGAAGTTTTTGGAATATCTTTATATGTAAGATTTCCGTAGGATTCTACTGAATAAAATCCATTTGATAGACTACTATGAGTAAAGTAATCAAACACAACAATTAATTTATTCCTTGGTACGGCTGCACCAGACTTTCTAATTAATTTCGATGGTTTGTAAAAATCACTACTATCATTTCTTGAAAAAATAAAATCATCAGTAACATCAATATATCTACCATGTAAAGACTGTTTTATGAATAAATCTGTTACTGAAGCATTTGTTGTACATTTAATAGGAATTGCTAAATTATCACCAATTTGGAATCTAGCATCTTTGTATATCACAAAAACTTTAGTTAATCCAGTATCTATTGATACTATGGTTGCTGTAATGTTTAATCCTTCTAAAATATCGCCAACTTTTAAATTTAATACAGAATTTAAAATTAATGAGTCAAACACTGGAGCTGCAGAATTTCCAGATTCAACTTTTGTTGTTTCACGAATACTATGAACCTTAATTACATCTGCAAATTTTAAAGAAATTTCCTTATCTTGAATTCTAGTTCCATATACTCCACTATCATTTGCAGTACCATCTTTTACTCTATCAACATTCAAGAAGGTAAAAGATTTTTTTTCTTTTATCCTTGGTTTTGCTTGTCCATCTCTTGTTGAATAATAAACATATACAGTAGTACTAGTTACCGGAACCGTTATTTGAATTACATTTGGTGATGTTGAAACTACACTAGTAGGTATCGTAACCCCAGATGCAGTAGTAATAACTATTGAATTTGTATCAATAATTTCATCAGGAGCTCCTTGTAAAGTAAATTGACCATTGCCATTTGTAGTAAATGATGTAGCACTAACTAAATTATTCAGAACATAATCTTCAGCAGATTTTACAGGTTTATCCGAAAGTTTATTTGTAAATCCACTGGGTGATGTGTATAATTTTGTAATTAATTTTTTAACATCATAATAAGTTCCATTAGTAATACTAGATGATAATGTAATAGAGCTTGAAGTAGAATTAGTTACTTCAACTTCGGAAGTACCAATTCTAAGTCTTGAATTAGCAGAAACCTCAGCCGCAAATAATGTTGAAATACCCTGTAGAGTAGTATTACTAGATACGTTAAATGAAGAACCGCTTATCTTAACGGCATCCAATAAAGTATCGACTTCAAAATTACCACTGGTTCTAATTTTTCTCACATCTTCCAATTTAGATTTTGAAATAGAAGATATAGTTGGAGTTACAGTAGTATAAGTACTATTCGATACAGTTTCTCCAGTTATAAAAGTACCATTAACTTGTTCTAAGACAAGTGATGTAGAACTATTCAAAGATTTAACGAATCCGGTAGCGCCAGAAGTATTTCCGGTAATAAAAGATCCAGTCGCAAAATTTGCAGCTTGATCTATTACAATAGTTTGATATAAATTAACTTCAGTAACATATAATTTAGTACTAGTTAATCCGATTGCAATTGCTCTACCAATAGAAGTTACATTATTTACATCATATAAATCTACTTTATTAGGATATTTAACAGATCCTTGTGGAGTCCCAATTTTAAAATATGTTCCTAGATTTAAAACTGTTCCATTATTATTAATTACGCTGGTTGCTCTTGGTTTTGGTATAATTTTAATCTGTGGTCTTTGATTTGTTATTTCAAATCCCTTAACATATGCTTTTCCTGGAGACACTTCAACGGCATAATAATCATCACCTAAAATTGAATTTAATGGGGAATCAGCAGTATTATTTTTTATAATAGTTCTACCATCAGATATTTTGTCTCCATCCGAATAAACACCATTATTCTGACCATCATCTAAAGATTCTCTTACTTTAAACGTATATGGTCTTACTGTGTAATCTCCAGACTCATCAAAAGTTCTTCTTGCTAAATTTTTCTCAAGTTCATTGTAAATAGAATCTTCAGACAGAGCGGTTAAAGTTGCTTTTCCATTGTCTAAACGAAGTAATTCAATAAAATCAGAACCAGTTGAAAAAGTTAAATTTTGTTTTACTAGTGTTGGTTCTATTCTTAATCTATCAGCACCTGGAGATGCAAAATTACTTTTACCTAAAGCATTATCAAATAATGATGAATCATCATCAGAAGTAATTAAACTTTCATTAATTTGCAAACCAATTTTATATGATGGTCTATTTGTATATTGATCTAAAATAATTTTTTGTGGACTTACTTCAACAAAAAATCCACGAATAAAGTAAACACCAGCTGCTATAGTAGCAGAAGATCCAGTATATGAAGTTGCATTTTGTACAGATGTTACTGCAACAGGAGTTCCATTTTCATCTGAAAGAACCTCATTATTTTTAAATTGAGATAACTGAACACCGTTTTCAGTATTTCCTGATGTTTTATATTTTACATATAATGTAATAGTTTGTTTTTCAGACTCAACTGCACTTATAGTATCTAAAACTTCTGCTTGAACCCCTGAAGATGCGCCGGTAAGAACTTTGCCTTTTAAATTAGTTCTATAATTCTCTACAGATATGCCGTTAATCAGTCCCTGAACAAGAACGGCTTTAAAACTTAAATTATAGCTAACATTTCCTGGGATTACAACAGACCCCTCTTTGAATACATGTTGGCCAAACCTTTCTATCTGATTCTGCAGAGTACTCTGCATCGAATTAAGTTCTCGCGTTTGTACCGAGTATCCTGGTTTAAAGAGAATTTTTTGATAGTTTTTTGAACGATCAAAATCATCAAAGTATGGGGATATTTTGAGATTTGTATCTTGCATTTATAAGACCTTCAGGGATTTCTTTTTGCTATTTATTTTAGAATTCTATGACTAATTTAATATCTTCTGTTTGATCAGTAGATCTGTTCACTGGTTTTCTGTTTTCAACGTAAATAATGTTTCCACTATTTTTTTTAATTTCTGGTACAGCATAACCATCGGCAAATGTAACACCAAAAACTGATGTATCAGCACCGGAATCTGGTGTAGCAGTAATTTGATTTGCTCCAGTACCTTGACTTATTGCACGATTTCCACTAAATGAAATTGATTTATATTGAGCAGATGCTGGTGATGTTTGCAATGCATCAACATATTCATTTTGATAATATCTCAGAACTTTTGTAACAGAATCCCAATGAATTACTCTACCTTTAGCACCCGTAGTTGCTTCGGTAATAATTTCACCCAGTGTAAAGTTAACATTAGTTGATGCAGGAAATTTAACAGCAAAACAAGCAGTAGCTGTATCACTAGTCAAATCTGTTGCACCAGAAGCAATTTTTGGATCCGAAATTAATCCAAATCTTCTAAATTGAGAATTTACTGGAATATCACCATCGCCATCTAGAAACTCTAAACTTTTATTAATCATAACTCTATATCCACCAAGTTCTAATGGTGGGTTTGCACCATGACCACCTGGAGGTGAAATTATTGCAGTAGCAGTTCCAGCAAGTGAAACTGTACTTCCACTTCTAGATGTTGCTGCGGCGGATGTAGCGTATGCTTCATTCAGCATAACTTTTGCTCTAGTGTAACCAGCACCAATGACTTCAGATACTATTGAACTTATTTCTCCAGAACCATTGATTGTAATTTTTGCTATAGCACTAGTAGTACCATCTCCAAGTACTGGACAATACTTTACTGTATTAGCTGGATTTGAAGATCCTTTTGTATCTAGTAGATATTGTTCAATTGCACCATCTGCAGCTGCAGCAGAAACAGTACTATCTACTTTTACAGGCATGAAGTCACTAGAAACAAATTTAATATAATCAGAAATACTGATGGTATACATGTATTTCCATCTATAATCATCAGCAAGTGTTTGAATAGTAGTTGAAGAACCTGATGGTTCTACAGTAGATGCTTTACCCTGTGGAAAATCTGGACTCTTACCGTTAAAAATACACTTAAAAACTTCAAAATTACTATTCACAACATATGACTGGGAATCATACAAATTTGAATGACCATTTAATGATGTATTTGAACTAGTATAGTCATTTCTATACATGTCATATTTTACATCTTTTTTATATGTAATTCTTTTAATTACTTTAGAAACATCAGTACTGTTAACTCTTTTAACAGCAATCATATCATCATAAATTTCATTAGAATCATTAAACGAATCCTGAACATCAGGGGGTGCTTGATCCGTAGTACCAGGAGACCATGGAGACTGACTATATTTTTCTAATGGCCAACTTTGAGATCTACCTATAAATAAATAAATTTTACTTCTATATGCTTGAGCTGCAGCAGTTGCATCATCTTCTTGATTATTACTACCATCAAAGGGTTCTGCAAGAGATTCAATAAACTGTTCCGCAGCAAAAACCCTAAAATTGTCAGTGACTAGTGAAGGCATTATTCTTCCGCTTTTGTTTTTGTACTTTTATTTATCAGAGATAATTGTCGAAATATACAAGATCAGATGTTGAATGTGATGTTGCAGTTCCCACAGCACCTCTGGTACAACCATCCAATGTATATGTTGGACTTCCCAAGAAAGTAATATTCAAAATACCATAGTGGTCATAGTCTGATCCACTATTAGTATTTTGAATTAATCTGAAATACACATGCTCACCTTGAACAGCAGCTGGTAGAATAAAATCATAATTATCTAGGACACCAGTACCAGATCCATTGGGAACTGCATCGATTACAATACCAAGATCCACCCAAGAACTATTATCTGGAGCAGCACCAGATGCTGTAGATTGATATTGTATTCTGAGATCTTCATCACCAACAACGTCTGGTGTTTCTCCACCATTAGAAGAATTACCCCTAATGGCATTAACACGAACAGTATTTACACCTCTAGAATCAATAGGATCAAAAGTAACAAATCTAGTTCCACTATTATCACCAAATCTTAAGTGAGTACCAATATCAAAACCTCCTGTTGATCCAGTTCCGGTTCCAGTATTAACAATTGCTGTACCATTGCCAAATTGATAAATTCCATCAGAATTTTGTGTATTAAACCCTACGGAATTAATTGTATTTACATTTACATACGTGTATTCTACACCTTCAGCTTTAACTACTCCAGAAACTTCTTTATAGAAAAGCACTTTATGTGTATCATATCCAGTACCACTATTTACAACATCAACTGCAGTAATAGTACCACTACCATTCAATGTGCCTCGTAAGACACAACCAGTTCCACCACCCCCGGTTAATGTAATACTAAAATCTTTATCACCATAATTAGCACCACCACTAACTATTTCAACCTTTCTTATTTCTCCGTTAGAAATATAAGGTCTTAATACCGCTTCTGAACCACCACCGTTATAACCAGTAACTGTAATAGTTGGCGGATTTGATAATAGACCAGTACCATTACTTATATCAAAGGTTTCTACAGTTGCATTTATATTATTCAAAAGTTTAGTTGCACGTCTAATTTCTGTACTATGTAATGGCAATTCTTTGTAAACAGAAGCTTGTACAGTTGCATAAACATCATGTTGGTTTTGAATATTTTCACCTGGATATATTACATCTGCTGGAGTAACAATACCTCCTTGGACTACATTAGTTGTGGCATTAAATGATGCAGTATTTCCAGTACCAACTGTTCTTAAAATAATAGAATCATTATAATTTAAACCACTAGATGTAACTGTAACTGCAGAAAGTCTTCCATTAGATGGAGTTGATGTACCAACAAAACCACTTGGAGAATCATCGGTATAACTATTCGTAATTAATACATCTGGAGACTTAACTGATGTTACTGTTCTCGGAGAAAGTTCTCCATCAATATACAATTTATCTCCAATATTAACTTCATTGGATCTAGATGTTGTTTTTATATCAAATGGAGTTCCACGGAAATCTAGTAGTACTAATTTTGTAAAAGATACACTGTTTTCAAATATAATTTTATCATGTCTAATAATATAATCGTATAAAGGACTTTGTACATGTCCATCCATAATAACCATAATTTGATTTTCCAACTTTCTTGGTCTATCAATATCATTATTTGCATAATATGGTGTAGATCCTTTAGTTATACTAAAAGTAGTTCCACTACCACTTGTAATTGTGTCAAGTTTATCAAACATACCAACTGCTCTTACTGAAATAATATCAGATAAAGTTGGAGCAGTAGTCAAGGAAATTTGACTGTTAATATCACCAGTTAATGTATAATCAACTGCAGGATCTAATACAATTCCATTTTTAACAACAATAATTCCAGTTTCATGTGGAATATTATCATTAGAAGTTGTTCCGACAGGAACAAAATTCTCCTGAACAGAACCAATAATAACTGATCTAGGTTTAGCAGAAATAAATGCGTGAATATAATTACCACCAGTAATAATAGAATTTGACAGTCCACTTACAAAAGTGTGTGCTGCTTTTTCTGGAGATGGTCCTACATTTACTGTTATTGTTCCATCAGTAGTATTAATTGATGTAATAACTAATGGAGTATCATGACGATCACGTTTTTTCTTTAGTGAATTAATTTCTGCACTTACAAAAGTATGATCATATTGTTGTCCACTAGGAGAAGCACCAACATTCATATCAAATGTATTTGTAGTTACATTAGTAATTTGAATAAATGTACCACTTATTGGATCTGTAGAACGAGGATATGAGTGGTTACCTGCACCACCGGTACAAGTAAATGTTAATGCATTATCTTCTAATTTAACCCAATCATTGTTAACCCAACCATGGTTGGATAGAGTTATAGTTAAAATACCAGTAGATGAAACATATGATGCACTTTCTGGAGTGCGACCATCAACAATTGCTCTTGGGTGGGAAAGTTGTGTACCAGAATATTTTCC